TGGTAATTTACTATTCATAAACTTCTTTAGGTTTTCGAATACATCATTATCATCTGCCATTAAACCACCTGCTTCAAATAAACAATACTATCTCGACCATCATTGTTTATAAACTCAATTGTATATTGATTATTTATAACCATACCTTTTTCAAGTGTTTTATTTGTTGTTATTCCAACATGACTAACTTCCTGCAATTTAATATCATTGGAAGTGTAGTTATTATATGTCTTCAATGAAATAAACATTAAAATTGTCTTTAGAAATACAGGTGATTTAATTTCTTCCTCATATTCATTTTTAGTAGCTGAAATGGTATAAACATCAACCTTTTTCATCTGTGAATTAAACATTTATTCCACCTCACAAAGTCTTAATGCGTCTATGTTTATCCAACTGTGTATAAATGGTTGCACTATAATCATCAGTATAACTTTCAGAAATTCCGCTATAAGATTTACTGCTTATTCCCTCTGAACCACATTTATTATATTGTTCAATTACCATCTTAATCGCTACACTATCAAGTGCTATGCCATAAGCGGTAAGATTACAATAATCAATAATAAATGCTTGCACTTCCTCTATTAGGATATTTAAAAGTGCATCACTATCTGTATCAGAAATCCCTAACAATATCTTTATTTTTTCTAACACTAAATCACCTATCTTTCTTAATTCTAAGATAAAGAAATAGACTGGTTAACTATTGCCAACCAGTCTATATAACTTTATTCAATTAGGCGATTGCTTCACCAATTTCAACAATCTTAGTAGCATCAGTTAAAGCTACAAGGTTAACTTTACGCATTACAACAGTATTTTTTCTTGCTTCACTGTCACGTACTTGTTCAACTTCGCTATCTTTTTTTGTATAACAAGTTACAGCCGCTTTAGTTGTAAGATATGCTTTTTTAGCAGGAACTAATTTAGAACAAATAACTGGAACACCAGAAATTGTACCAATAGCACCGTCGGCAATGATTTTGCCTAATTCTTTGGATTTAAAATCTGCATCTTTTCTAATATCAGATTTTAGGTCATTACCAATAACAAGGAATAAACCTGTTTCATCTTCTAAATTCATTAATGCAATAGCATCAACAACTGTATCATAGGAAATTTTTGCACCCTTTGCATATGTTTGCTTTAATGTTGCTTTTGCTACTTCTGCGAAATACTTAGTATTCATATCGTTAACCATAACAGTAGAAGCACCGTTCATACCCATATCAACAACATTTGTATCTGTCATAAATTCTTCATCAAAATAATCAAAAACTTGTTGTGCAACTTCTACTTCATATTGTTTAGTTGAATATGTAACCGCACCGCGAACTGTGTTCTTAGCGCCCTTTGCAACATTTTCAACCGCACCAGTGTAAGTATAGGTATTGATTTTTTTAATCATTCCTGCTGTCTCTGAAAGGCTGTTATCAATGGTCATTAATGATTTAGTATCAAGTTTAGTATTTAATAGGTCTGTAAGTTTGCTTTCTAAAATGAAATTTTCATAAACTGTATTAGCCATAATTAATCTCCGTTTTCTGATTTTTAAAGTGGTATTCTCCACATATGATTATTTAGTCAACGCTAAATATAATTCTTTATTATTGTTATAAATTTCTGTTTGCTGTGCGATTGACAACTTACTAAATTGTTCTTTTGTTAATACACCATCTAAAGGTAAATTGCGTTTTGGTGTATTACTTGATAGACGTTTTTCAACTTCTGCTTTTACTGCCAACTTAAAATACTTATCAAGTGTTTTAATTCTCTCCTGCATAACATCCGCATCAGTATCAACTACAAAATCTGCTAATTGAACTGGTATGGATTTATCAGCTAAAATACTGATACAGGCACTTTTATTTTCAGATAATGCCAATTGTGATTCACGTTCTGTAATGGTCTTTTCACGCTGTTCTAATTCATACTTGTAACGTTCATCGGCATTCATTGTTGCAAGTCTCTGTGCTTCTTTAACAGCATCTGTTTGCTTTCTGCTTGCCTTTTTCATTGCATCAGTAACTCTTTTATCACTTTCACTTTGAATAAGTGAATTCAATTCCTCTTGTGTATAAGTCTTACTTTCAGTTTCAGTTGTAACTTCATCCGCTACCCCTGTATTAACTGTATTTTCAATGTTTTCCATAATAATAAATCTCCATTCTTTAGTTCTAATTAATAAATTAGCCCTATAATAAAAATCAGTTTATTGTTTAACGTCTATACCCTGTTAAAAAAGACAATAAAAAAAGCCCTATTCTAAAGAATAAGGTTTAATCAACTATTCCTATGATTGCACATCTGCATTGTGCGTGAAATAAGTAGGCAACACCATCAACAGCATCATCAATATTATGTATTTCTTTATCGTGTGCTGAACATATATCACATAAGCGTTCATCATGCGCAACTATCGTTTTAACTCGCTGTATCCCTGCTTGCTTGTAATTATCAGAACTTGCCGTATTCTGTACGTGCGCTAATTCTGTTCTGGCTATCCTATCTGCCATACTAAAACCAACATTAAAGTCTTTCATCAATTGTTCAACAACTTTATCTTTAGGCACACCCCTTGATACACTATCTAATAACCCTTTTTCAATGTGTTGCTGAAGTAAAGTTTTGTTATCCCATATTCTGGTTGACCAATTCTTACCATCAGCGCACCAAATACTATCCAACACCTGTTTCACCCTGTCATCTGGCAAGATTACATAGGCTTGATTAATATACTGTTCTGGAATATTACCGTTAATCACTTCACCTATTTTGTTATACATTTTAGTGTAGTTCTTATTGTTAATATCAACTTCGTTATTTCCTAACGATTTTAATTTGCTATTTATCTTTGCCTGCAAATCATAGTAGCGGTTAAATCTGTATAAATCATTTGCCTTTATTTCACCTGTTAGACTTTCTTCTAGCATCGTATCCCATAAGGTACTGATATCGGCTTGTACGTCCTGTAGGGCTTGCTTATAGTACACGGCTAACTGTTGTTGCATCTGTCCTAAAGTCTTGTCATATATCATTTCTGATTGTTTTAGAACACGTTTACTCCAATACTCATTCGGCATTTCCGTCACCAGTATTAGAAGCGTTATCCGAATTGAAGCTGTATAAAGTAGCGTTTGTTTTATTTTGCTTATCCATTTCTTCCAATTCAGCTTCTACATCATCAATAAATGGAAGTTGGGCTAATAGTGTTTTGTCTGATACCAAACCTCTAAGCGTGTTAATCTCGCTTGCAATAGCCGCTTCATCTACAGGAATGTTACGTGTAAAGATTATATCTATATCTCTCCAAATACTATCAGCGCCTTTAACACTAAGAATTGTACAAATCAATTCAATACGTTTTTGTATAGCTTTAGTCATGTTTTGAACAATGGAAGATGCAGTATTTTCTAATCCTAATAATTTCATTTTCATTGCAATACCGCTTGAAGTGCCGAATGCATCAGAACTAAAATCTGGATAATTGCCAATCAAATGTATTTTCTTATCAATATTGTTTAACATATTTTCAATTTGTGTATCTGAAATACTTTTGTTCAAATAGCTTGCATCAGCAGTAGTATCTAAAAGTAAAATTCTATTCTCCTTCATCGACTGTAAATCCTCTGGTTCTGCCGTAACACCCTTCAATACTAAATAAGCATCACAGAACGCTTGAAAATCATCCACTTCACTACTAAGTAATGTATTATATGCATCTTGTAATGTCATGATTTTATCGAATATGCTTTCTTGTTCTGTGTTTAAACTGAATACAGTTACAGGTACTTGATTGAAGTAATTAGGCATAATTGATATTGTTTCTAATGAAGAATACATTGAATTACTCTTGTACGTATAAACTTCTTTATCTGTGTATACCTCAATATAATATCCCTTGTTCAAATCTAAAGTATCAGCTAAATAATACCGAATTACATAAAGCAAATTGCAGTTAATCGTATTATCATAAACATCAATTGTATTTACTGTATCTAATACTTTAAATCTCTGTTCACCATCTTCATCAATGTAATTCAGTTCAAAAGACTTCCCATAAATCAAAGCATTTTTTAGTAGTTCGCTATCCGCACTTTTAACATCATTATAATTTAGAATTGTTTGTATATCTTCTATTTCCTGTTGGCTACTGTAGGCTATTGGCTTGCCTGTCAAGTAGCCTAAATAATTGTTAGTGATGTTATAGCAGTAATTGGTAATTATCCTGTTACAGGGCTTTGTAGTGTCCGTAACAGTCTTTCTCATAATGTCTTGCTTGCCTGTGTAGTAATCGTAATATCTCTGTAGTTTGTATTTATCTTTTGTTTCAAATGATTGAATAATTTTACTTATTAATGCTGTTGTTAACTGTTCGTTCTTATCAATTAAATACATCTATGTTCCTCACTTCCTAAATTTGGGTATAAAAAAAGCACCCTATGCAGGTGTTTAAAGTCCTAATATTGATTTATTGATAGTCTTTAATCTGTTGTCATTCACGCACTGTAAACTATATCTAAGTGCATCTAAGCAATGGTTAAAAGTATCAATAGGTTTATTTATATATTCGCCTGTGCTTCTGTCTTTCTGCCAACTGTAATTTTGCAATTCTGTTATTGTTTCTTCACAGTCTGGATGCACAATCAATTCATATTGTTGTAGCTTCTGTATTCCATGAATAATACTATCAGTGCCCTTAGTGCTTGCCCTAATTCTATAAATTCCTGCCCTGCGTAATTCCTCAATACTCTTCTGTTCGGCACAGTCTGCTATTGTAAGGCTTTTACTATATCCCTTAGCTTGAATTACCCTTGCAATCTCATCATTGGTCTTGCCGATACAGGTAAACTCATCGAATATATAAATTTTCTTATTCTCTTCATCTACCATGCTACAAATTAAAGCCGTCTTATCTGCCACAAATCCAAAATCTAAACCAACAAGTAATTTACCATTCACATTTCTAAAATAATAATCTTCAATTTTCCAATTATTGAAAACAAGCTTATCGAGTGAAGCAAATTCACCTAAAGCATAGATTTTATAGTATGTTGGATTAGTTAGTTTCATATTTTCCAAACTAGTTATGTATTCTTGTGGTAAAAATCTGTTATCTTTGTATGTTGTCTTTAGAATAAAAGCGTTAACAGGTGTACCATCAGCGAACCAGTATTTATAACACCAATTCGCTTTAGATACAGGATTAAGTGAAAGATACATTTCAAGATTACTTGTTTTAGCGCGCAAACGTAAATCAAGCTGTGTAAAATCTTCTTGTGTTAGTTCAGTTGCTTCTTCACACCAAATATCCGTAATACCTGTAATTGACTTTATTTTTTCGTTATCATCTAAGCCTTTACAAAGGATGATTGAACCATTAGGTAATACAATACTAAAAG